ATGAAAAATACAGTAGATAATTTGTCGAAAAGTAAAGTTATTTTAATGTGCGGCCCTGCGGGAGCAGGTAAATCAACACTAGCAAAAAAATTTGAAAGTACCGGGATGACAATACTATCTTATGATGAAGAATCATTCAAACGAGGTTTGAATGAACATCCTTTACCTCAGGAGGTTTTAGAAGATATTAAAACCTATCTTGATGAAAAACTAATTTCACTTATCATGCAAAACATTGATATTGTTCTCGATTATTCATTTTGGTCTAGAGAAATGAGAAATGAATATATTTCATTATTAAAGAAATACGACATAGAACCCAAAATCTATTATATAAAGACACCTAAGGAAGTTGTTATGGAACGTATTCGAAAAAGAAACGGAAATCATCAAAATGATATCATATTGACGGAGCAAACAGCTTCCACTTATTATGATCATTTTCAACCCCCAACTGATGAAGAAGGTGAAGTTATAGTAGTCGAGGGATATTAATATTGTGGTTTTAGGCATGGAAATTGTACTAGATGATAAGTTTTGTCAAATTTTTTGAAAGATATACTTCCAACAAGGGGATACCAGCTTCAGGTGATATCATTATTGTCATCTCAGAGCAGGGGGTAGTATTGATTCAGCCGGAAGAATAAGTGGCGATGCAATGAAGACGATGAATGCATTATTGAAATTACAGGAAAAAAACTTACTGAAATACGTTATGTTTATTCTTTTGACAACTCTACTCAATCATGATTATGCAATTAGACACGTTATTTTTTATCATGAATGGATATGTTCCCGTCTACCGATAGTGCTAAAAACGCAGTGGATATGTTTCCGAGAACGAACATACTCAAATGACATTCATTCTGTCCTCTCAAGCCATGTGGAGACTGTTTGTAAACTGTCTAAGAATATCAAGGGTTGGAGTAACTTAGAATTATAAAATTTACAGTTTTACTACGAATTTGCTACCAATGAAATGGATTGGTAGCAAATTATTTTTTTGCTACTAAACTCTCAAATATATCTACAGTATCATTTTTCATCTTTTCAGTTACATGAGAGTAAGTATCCATAGTAGTTGCTAATTTACTATGACCAAGTCTTTTTTGAATATCTTTAATATTAGCTCCACCTTCTAAAAGCATGGTGGCATGAGTGTGCCTTAATGAGTGAAAATTAAAATTAATACCTAACTCATAATTTACTACTCTACTTAAATATTTTAACGTATCAGTAGTTACATTCTCACCATTTTCTTTAGTGCATACAAAGTTGTCTGTAGTAGCTCTATAATATTGACCATATTTTAATTTGTTTTCAGCTTGATATATTTTATGTTTTTTTAAAATTTCAATTAATGTATTTCCAATAGTTATAGTTCTATTAGAGCTTTTAGTTTTTGGAGTACCAAATTCAAATATACCTTTACCCTTGCCGATAAGTATTTTTTCAACCTTTAGAGTTTTATTATCCAGATCGACACATTCCCAAGTAAGACCACATACCTCAGCTGCTCTCATACCAGTATAAAATGCAATTTGTAATGGGATATAGAAAGAAGAACCTTGAGGAAATCTATCAATTATTTTATTAAAGTCCTCAATGGATATAACTTTTAAATCTTCATTATCTTCTTTAATTTTATCTTCTTTAGGTAATTTAACATATTGCATAGGATTTTCTTTTATAAATTGATAGGGATATACTGCTGCCTTTAATGATCCGGATAAAACACCATAAAAATTACTTATACTAGACCTAGAAAAACCATTAAGGTATTTTTTATTTATAAATTCTTGGAGCATAGCAGGCGTTACAGCGTTTAATTTATAATTACCTAGTGATGGCTTTATATGATTTTCTATAACTGTTTTATAGGCTTCTTGAGTGTTATATTTACAGTTTACTAGCACATAGTTTTTATACCAATAATCAAAGTAATCACTAACACTAATACTACTAGCAGCTTTTGTATTGCCTGTATTCTCAAACTCTTCTAGAGCCTTTCTAAGAGCCTTTTCAGCTTCTACCTTAGTCTTACCTCCTTTTCTACAAATCTTTTTATATGAGCCGTCTACCTTGCCAGTATTGAAATAATAGTACCAGTTATCACCACGTTTATATGTTCCTGGCATTTTAAGACCACCTTTCTTATTTATTTTTACATAAGGGTAGTGAATAATGTTTACCTACCCTTATATATTAGTTTATTTTCTTAGGTTAATTGCTTAAATTCGTAAGCGTTTGCGATTATGAAACTTAAATGTAGCTACTTTAAATATTAGTGTAGTAGCTACAGAGCATTAATCTTCTTCATTTTCACCATAATACTCTTTTTCTATTTTAAATAATGCAAATTCCAAGAACTTTTCTGTTTCTTCTTGAAGTTCTTTTATATTATCTTCAGTAATAAATTCACTAATCTTATCTCCAAAAGTAATAAACAGATAATTTTTAAATGCCATGAAATTACTGCCCTCTAAATTTTTATAATCGTGAATCATAATTGACTCAACAAATAGCCTTATTTCATGTGGCATATCAAAGTTAAAATCTTTTATAAATTTATCATATAAATCTAAATCTATTTTTTTTAGAAATTTTAATAGTTCTTTTTGAATAGGTATAGGCAAATCTTTAGATTTATCATCATATACTTCATACAACAGTTCATCATCAATATTTAATTTACTTGATAAAGTTTCTATAAAGTCTATGTTTCCTATAAAACCATCACAAAAATTATTTCCATAGGCCTTTTGTATAGCTGCTAATAGTTCAATAGAAAATGAATTATTAATACTCATTAGATGTTCAGCAGAGGTTTCTAAAGCGTCTGCTATGCTTTGTATAGTTTCATATTTTGGAAACCTTTCACCATTTTCATATTTTCTTATTGAAATTTCAGATATTCCTGCAGCAATAGCTAGTTGCTTTTGAGTTAATTTTTTATCATTTCTTAATTTTTTGATTTTATCTCCAATATTCATAAAACATACCTCCTAAAAATATATTATCACAAAAACGATACAAAAGTATACATAAAGTTTAAAAAGAAGTTGACACAGATACAAAAGTATAGTAATATTTAATCAACCGATACAAAAGTATAAAATAAAGAGGTGAAATAATGAACGTAAAACTTAAAAGGATAGAAAAAGGCATAAAACAACAGGATTTTGCAAAGGCATTGGGCGTTTCTAGAGCAACTTTAGTAAAAATTGAAAAAGAAGAATATGACATAAGATTAAGCTTAATGAAAAAAATATCAGAATTACTTGAAACACCAGTACAAGAATTATTTTTTAATGAGTAGTAACATTTCAATTTTAATGGATTAGCATTTCTTTATTATACAATTCACATCTAAATATAAAGACTATATCTACTAGAGCCGCAATGGCTAAAAAATATTATGAGAGGTAGGGTATTAATGAGAAATACACGTTTATTGAAATATCATGATATGGAGGCAAAAGTATTAGAAAATTATAATGTTGCACCAGTAGCTAGTGTTACACTAAATAACGTTATGTTTGCAGATGGTGTAATTTCCAAAATAGAAATTTTGAAACATATTGCCAAAGATGGTAGTGATAATTTATTTATTAATCTTTACATGGGTAATATTAACGTAGCTACAGTAGTTACAAATGATGATTATGTAATTGAAGTGGAAGACGATAAATATCCGTCATATTGGATAAGAAAAGCTAAAGAATATGACTATTAAATTCTTAGGATGGGAGGGTTTATTAAATGAGTAAAGCAGCGATAGAAAAAAGAGAATTGCCGGATTTAGTATTCACAGTTGAAGAAACTGCAAAGATATTAAAAAGCAATACAAATACTACTTATAAGCTAATAAGAGAGGGTAAACTTCAAGCTCTAAAGTTAGGAAGATTAAAGGTTCCAATGTTTGAAATAGAAAGGTTCTTAAGAGATAACTTAGGAGAAGATTTATCAAAGTATATTTGTTAAAGGATTAAGTTACCACCTTATAAAAATAAATGTAGTCCCTGCTGTGAGGTGTAAATAAGAAGGTGGTTGATGTGTAAATGAGCTATACAAACATAGATAATCAAATTTTAGATAATGAGGAATTGAACATACAAGAGCAATCATTATTAATAGCATTAATTAGTTATTATAATAAAGAAAAGGGGTATGCTTATCCAAGCTATAAGCAATTAATGCAAAGGAGCAAAATAAAAAAAGATGATACTTTAATAAGAATTATAAAATCTCTAATTGATAAAGGATATGTAAAAAAAGAAACCTTAAAAGGAATAGGATGTAAATATTATTTGTTTAAATGTGATATTACACCTACCCCAACAATAGGGTTACCCCATGAACAGGGTTACCCCATAAAAGAGGTAACACCAACCCCAAAAAAAGGGGGACACCTACCCCATAAAAGGGGTACAACAAATACTAATACAAATACTAATACAAATACTAATAATATATATAGTCATTCTGAAAATGACAAAACAGAAAATAAATATTTAGAAATATTTAATCACTGGAATAAAGAGCATGAGGAAAGAGGTATAGCAAAAGCTGTAAAATTAACCGCTGATATTAAAAAAGGAATAGATAACGCTTTAAAGTCAAAAAAAGAAGATGATACAAAAATGACTATAGAAGATATTAAACAATCTATTAGTAATTATGCAGAGGTTTATAATTTACAATTGTTTACTTATCAATGGCGTTTAGTTGATTTTTTAAAGAGAAAGCAAAGAGATACAGGAATACAGCAGCTATTACTATTCTTGAATAATGGGACAACCTATGTAAATTGTAAAGCAGGATTAAATAAAAAAAATAAGCAGTGTAATAATAATCAAAATATTAATGATGGATGGAATGGTTATAAAAAATTTAAATGAAGGAGTTGAATATATGATAAATCAACCATTACCAAATGACAAAAAAGCTGAAATGGCTTTATTATCAAATATTTTCAATAAAAATGACATAATGGTAGAAGCAATAGGCAGCTTGAAGCCTATTGACTTCTATGATAAAGCTAACGAGGTTATATTTAATAAAATGCTTGAGCTTTACACTAAAAATGTACCACTAGATGTTATAACCTTATCAAATAGCATGGGTGAAGAGCTACTTAAAAGTATTGGCGGAATAACTTACTTATCACAGGTTATGTCTTACTCTATAAGCACTGCAAACTATAAAACATATATAAATTTAATTAAAAGCATGAGTGATAAAAGACAAATAATAAAAAGTTGTTACCAAGCACTAGAAGCAGCAATGGAAAAAGGTTCAGATGTAGGAAGCATTGTTGACAAGCTTGAAACTTCATTCATGTTTATAAATGAAAAAGGAGAAGGGGAAAGAACAGTAAACAGTTCAGAGCTTATGGAAGGAACGTTATCAGCCATAGAAGATGGCTATAAAAACGGTGGGGTAATATCGGGCATAACAACCGGTTATATTCCACTAGATAACGCCACTAATGGATTTGTTAGACAAGATTTATTTGTTATAGCTGCTAGACCATCTATGGGTAAAACAGCTCTTACACTTAATATATTAAATAAGCTACCAAAAGAATATAAAGCCATGTTATTTGAGTTAGAAATGAGTAAGGAAAAGTTAGGTATTAGGCTATTAGCTCCAAAGGTATTATTAAGTTCAAAGGATTTAGCAAGAGGTAAATTAAACAGCGACAAGGATTTTGAACGCATAATTATGAAAGCTACTGAAATAGTAAATAAAGATAATATATTTATAAATGCAAAACCTAATTTAAGTATTAATGAAATAAGAGCTGAGGCCAAGAAAGTAAAAATAAAATATGGTCTTGACATTATATTTATAGACCATATAGGAAAAATAAAGCCGGATAATTTAAAAGCTTCAAGGAATGACCAAATAGGTCAGATATGTAATGAATTAAAGTCTATAGCCAAAGAATTAAACGTATGTGTTGTAATATTATCTCAATTAAATAGAGCCTGTGAGCAAAGGCAAAATAAAAGGCCTATGTTATCTGATTTAAGGGATAGTGGAAATATTGAACAAGACGCTGACCAAATAGTGTTCTTATATAGGGATGATTATTATGCTGAAAGAGAAAATAGGGAGAGTAGGAAACCAGGAATACTTGAAATATTAATAGCTAAAAATCGTGATGGAGAAGCTGGCATAATAGAACTATATTACAATACTAAATATCAAATAATTACTGAAAAATCACTATTTAGTTTATAGAATGAGGGATTATATGAAAGAAGATTTAAAGGTAGTTATAAGAAGAGTAGGAGATAAATATAAAAATGCTCCTAAGCCATTAAAAATTACTATAGGCCAAATACTAGAAGGAAAAATAAAACTAAGCAATAGGGAGACAAGCTATGAAAAAAATATTAGAGTCTGAGGAAGAGTTTTTAAAGAAACTAGGTAAGTTGTTAAATAACGTTGAGAGGTGTAAAACAATGGATAATAAAGAGTTGGTAAAATACTTAGTAAATAATGCTATAGAAAGAGAGTATTATAATTCATCAGATAATTTTATTAGTGTATTAAATAAAAATCCTAAATTAGCAAAAGAGTATAAGGAATATGGAAACATAAGAGAGGATATATTAAAAAAGTTATATGAAGTTTTACCAGAGGAGTTTCATGAGATGTTAGATAAACTTGAAAACACGGATAATATTATTGCAGGATTTGAAGGAAAGGCAATGTTTAAAGAAGGGTTAATTTTAGGAGCAACTGAACTCAATTATTTAAGTAAAGTTGGATTAGAATTAGCATTTATGTAAAGGGAGGCTTATAGATGGAAAGTAATCTAAAGGATAAATTACTTAAAGAAACAGAAAAAATATCAAGTTCAGAATTATTAATGGTATTGGAATGGGTTTTAATAGAATTAACAAAGGAGGGTATAAATGATTAAGATAAAAGCTGTATATTCAACGGAAAATGAAAAAGAAAGATTATTGCAAGAACTTAAGACAAGCTTTGAGGTGCTTAAAGTTAGTAAGGAATATAAAAACGAAGGTCAATATAGAAGAATCCATATAGACCTAAGATAAAAAATAAAGTCCATTCCGGAAGGAACAAACTAAACCCTCGCAAGTTTAGTTTACCTTCTGGAAGACAAAAAATCAAGTATAAAGGTGATATTATGAGTATTTATATATTGCTTGAATATATAAGGGAGTGTAAATCTAAGAATATAAAGCCTAATAGGAAGGGATTATATGAGTTTAAAAAATTATGGAGAAGCTGAAATTCAAGAGGATTTAAATAAATTATTATTAAAAGTTCAAAAAGAACTTAAAAAAAAGATGTTTCCAAGAAAGCATATAAAGCTATTATGGAGAGATGTTAACATTGGATTGAAGAAGTTAGATGACACAATATTAGGCACTTATGAAACTATAAAAGATAAAGACAATGAATTAAAAATTCATCATAAAATTAATATAAATAATTGGGTATATGATGAATATAAGAATGGATTATATGGTCTTGGGATTGAAAAAAGATATTGCAAAAGAAGGTTAAACAATACTATAGCACATGAACTGATTCACGCATACGTATATGAAAAATATGAGTGGCTTGGTGATGAATATGGATTTCATAGAGATGGTAGTCCTGTATTTTTATCTATATTGGTATTCTTAAATATACCAAGTGGACACGCTGCAATGAAAGGATTTAAACATACTGATATATATAAAAAAGTAAAGGAATATGTTAGCTTTGAATCATTAGAAATTTATTTAATACATTTAACTTGTGAGTATGAGAAAAAATTTAGATATTTAGAAACAATTATATTACAGGATGAAAATAAAGTTTATATTAATAATTTTACATTTTCAGCAGGAGATACAACAGGATTAAAAGGGGAAGTAACAAATACAGCTATAATTAAAGGTTGTATGAGTAAAGCAAATATATTTACAATTGGAGCTAATGCAGATATTGATAAACTAAATGATTTAGTATTAAGTAAAGTAAATAGGAATGTATTTGAAACAAAACATGTAATGTTGTATTGTGAAACGATAAGAGATAAGAGAAATAAGTACAAGCTGCAGAGTATGAATATATAATAAATTAAGGTATAACGATATAGAATATAGAAAATTTTATAAAAGAAAGGAAGTGAGAACAAATGAGTGAAGAAATGAAAAGAGTTTGGAAAATTCTTAATGAGCGTTATGGAATTTATACCATGGAGCAATTGAAAGAAGAAATGGCAAAAACAAAATTAAACATAGGAATTTTCACAATGCCATTTAAAGATTCACCACAAGAGACAATAAAGGCTGAATAGCATTCTTAAATACTTCACAATGATTATATTTATTTCTATTTGCAATAGTAAATTGTAAATGCTTATAAACCATTGGAAATACTGTATTATACCATGGATGTGTGATATAATAAATATAAAAATAAATATTTAAGTACCGCACTATAAGGTGTAAGTCTTAGAAATAAGGCACGGGAAATTAACTAAGTCAATATTATTGGCGTGGTTGTTCTCGTGCTTTTTTATTTTAGGAAGTAGTGATAATTACAGGATAGATAATTTTAAGTATGGTTCTTAAGTAGTTAGGAGGTTTTAAAATGGCAAAATTATTTCATGTAACAAGTTACATGAATAGAGATAAAATTCTAAAGGAAGGTTTAACATATTATGAAAGACTCAACAAACATAATGAGGATTGGAGAAAAATAAAATGTTTAAATGATGTAAAGTCTGGAGATGCAGATATATTAATTGATAAGTATAAGCCGTTGGACCTTCCATATTGGATGGAAGTGAATAAATGTATTTATATGACTATATATGAAGAATGTAAGAAATTTCTTAATACTGATTTAGATATACCATATTTTAATGCAGATGCATTCGGGTTTATAGTCAATTCTGAGGAGTTAGATCAAAGCAGACTATTTGTTAATGATCCAAAAAGGAATAATATTTATATGAATATTTTTGAAAATGTTTTTCAAATGGCAACACAGGGTATAAATAGGAACTCAATCCGCAAAACAAAAAGAAATGTTGAAAAATTTTGGAGGGGGCTTATTCCTTTTCAAGAATATTACAATAACCCTGATAAATATCCAAAGCCAGATAGCCCCAGTATTTATGAAGTATTATATTTTGGTAAAATATCGCCTAACCTATTAGCTATAATTAATGACAATATTGAAAATGACGAAATATTAAAACGTATATATAAAAATATAATAACACATAAATTTAACAACCATAAAGGTGTTTGAAATTAGTTTTAATCTGCATGAATGGCAAACTCTATAATAATTTTATTACGCTTGATAGAATTATTAAATGTGAAAATAACGATTAAGGAGGAAAACTATGTCTATAGAAAAAACAAAGAAAGAATTAAAAGATATATGTTATGGAATTTTAAATGTAATTGATGATATAGAGGAATGTAAAAAAGAAAATGATGAGAGTATGGTAAATACTTTAAACAGAATAAAGAATGATTTCAAAATAAAATTTCAGTATTTAAGCAATAAGTATGAAGCTGAAAAAATACTAAATAAAAAATAGGAGGATTAAATATATGGATTTTATTAATGAAGAAATAAAATTTCCAAATGAACAATTAATAAGAGCAAAAGCTGATTTCTATAGAAATATATTAAACAAGAATAATGATTTCTCATGGAGAACTGCGGAAATTTTAAATTCTGATACAGATAGCTTAAAAAGGTTAATACCAAAGACCATGGAGAAAGAAATATTAATAGAACCATTAAGCAAAAATTCATTGAAGAACTATATAACAATAAGTAGTATCCATGGACTGGAAGTACCGATATTAAGTTTTATGATTAATGGAGAATATACATTAGATGAAGGAGATATTAAGAAGGAAGTTGAGGCTAAAGGAAACTGTATAGACTTTGGAAGAGATAGAGACCTTATTTCCACAACTGTATCAGATACAGTGTATCATGGTACAGATACAGCATTTGTAAATGCTGTAGAGAGTGGTTTAAGATCCGTAAATGAAGAAATTGAAATAAGAAAGTTATTCGACTTGGAGGCAACAGGAATATATGAGCACATGAGCTTATATAAAAGTGGTGTCAAAAAGATAAATGGAATCGATATATACGAAGCACTTAAGAATGCTATACAGGACTTACCAAAAGCAATAAGAAGAAATGCAAAGATAGTAATGAGTAATAATGATTACATTAAACTTGTTGAAGTGTTAGCAGCTAAGGGAATAAGTAGTATTCCATTTAAGCAAGAGATAATAATTGAAGAGGAATGTAGTAACCCTGTAGTAGGAGATTTATCTTTTATTCATATAAACTATGATGGTGATATTCTTTACAATTATAAGAAATTTCCTGTAGATGGTTTATGGTATTTTACACTTACTGTATTTAGGGATATACAAATAAAACTGCAGTCCGCTTTTAGGATAGTTAGTGTAAGTAATAAATAATAATAGTTACTAACAATAGGTGTAGTAAAGGTTATATGCATAAATATAAAGGAGCAGAGATAAGGGGCGGAGTAATTAATATATCCCCCCTCCCTTAGAGAATTTGGGGCTAAGGAGAAAGACCGAGGGGGTAGATTTCCTCACAAAAAATTCCCTAAATAAAAAATTGAGATTTATATATTAAAACTTAGAAGATTTCAAATGAAATAAGGTGATATAGCATGACTAATGAGGAACTGGTGCAATTATATCAACATGGAGATAAACAAGCCTTAAGTAAGCTCATAGAGCAAAATACAGGTATTGTATATAAGTTAGCTAATAAGTTCTATGTAGAAGATACTAATAGCATAGATAAAGAGGACTTAGAGCAGGAAGGATTTATAGGTTTAATGATAGCAGCTGAAAAATATGATTTTAATAATCCTAAGAAAGCTAAATTTACTACTTATGCAGTACATTGGATATATTCGAAAATAAACAGATATATAACTCAAAAGAACACTAATGAGGAAACAAGCCTTAATACTCCGATAGGAAAGGATGAAGATGCGGAGATTATGGACACTCTAAAAAGTGCTGATTATAGCTTTGAGAACGTGGAAGAGCGAATATATAATCAACAGCTTAGAAAAGAACTCGAGGAAGTAATAATGGAGCATAACACTTTAAAAGAAAGAGAAATATTAAAACTTAGGTATGGGTGGAATGGCAATAAATCAATGACATTATATGAAGTTGGGCAAGTGTTTGGAACTACATTAGAAAAGGTGAGATATACTGAAAATACAGCTCTAAGAAAGATAAGAAGAAGTCCATGGGGAGCAATAAAGGCTAAAGAGATATATACTAGAAAAATTGAAGAGGCAAAGTATAGCATAGATAAAGTTATTGATAAAATTAATTTTGCTGATAGATATTTATCCATATGAGGGAGTGAAATATAATGACTAGAGATGAATTAATTATTAAAACTGAAAATTATATTAAAAATATTCCAAAAGTAAAAAAGGAAATAAGTAAGCTAGATGAAGAAATTATAAGGTGTAATGAAAAAACAAAAGAACCTACAGAAGAGGTTAAGATATTAAGTAGAAGGAGAAGATTACTGGAAATAAAAATAGAAAAACTAAAAAATGCAATGGATGTACTAAGTGAACAGGAGCAGAAGATTATATGTTATAGATATTTTGAAAATATGTCATGCTCAAAGATAGGAAGTGTAATGGGGTATAGTCAGAGCTTTTGTAAGAAGAGTAAGGTCAATAATATTTTATATAGAACTGGGCAAATGGTGTTTGCTGCTGAAATATTATTATGTGAATTAGGAGACTAGTGAGAGCTAGTTCTTTTTATTTTATATAATGTAACAGTTAAAATTATAGATATTTTTAAAGCATGTTATATAATAATAGCTAGAATGCATAAACAAAACTATAATAAAAATAATTTACAATTTATTGGAAGAATACTATTTCAGCATAAAGATAGGTATTGGAGTGAAATATATAGAATATCCAATAATGTGAGTGTTTTTTATTTTTTAAGAAGGAAAATTACAAAAAGTGTAGAAATTTAACATTATATAGTGGTGATTTAAAAATAAGAAATATAACTATATGATGAAATAAAATGCATAATAATGATAAGAATGAATTTCTATATACATGAATATAATGGGGGTATAGACATGAAAGATAGTCCAAATGTAATTTCGTTTTTAAACATGAAAGGTGGGGTGTGCAAAACAACATTGTGTAAAGAAATGGCTCTATTTTTATCAGAAGTTAAAGATAGGGACATACTGGTTATAGATATTGATCCGCAATCAAATTGCACACAATCATTTTTTGAAAGATATAATGTTTTACAAATAGACGAGGGAGAGCTTATAACATGTGAAACTAATTTGCCATCAATTGAAAATGTTTTTTCAAAATCTAAAGGAGGATTAAGAGAAATAAAATTGGAAGATGTAATTTATGAATTGAGTAATAAATTACATATAGTTCCTGGAGATTTGAATACTGTTTTTATGGAGAGAGAAACCGGAACTGGAGCTTCAGAGCAAAAATTATTTAATTTTATTGATCAGTTTAAATTACAAGAGAAATATGATTATATTTTTATAGATTGTCCACCAACATATTCTTTTTATACAGTTTCTGCATTATTAAGTTCAAATTATTATTTAGTACCTTTAAAATCAGATGCTTATTCCCTTTTAGGTTTGGATTTATTAGAGAGGGTAGTTACTGAATTAAGAAGCTTATATAGGGCAAATTTTAGCAATAGACCTATTAATAATTTAGGTACAATATTTACAATGATACCTAAAACTCCAAGTAAGGGGGTTTTGCGAAATATAGAACAAATAAAGGAAGCTTTTAAAGATAAAAATGTATATTTTTTCAGAAATGATTTTCCTAGGGCTGATAAAATATCTACAGGAAAACTATCAACATTTATAATGGATAGAGATGATGCAGGATTATATGAAAAACTAGCTGAAATTTGCCAAGAGTTTGAAGAAAGGATGGCTAATCTAAATGGATGATAACAGTGTTGTAAAAGTTCGTATAAAAAAGATACAGGATATCAACAATGAGGATTTATTAAGATATGAGCTATATTCTATTTTAGCAACAATAATATTATCTAAAGAAGAATTTAAAAATAATAAAGAAATTAGTGTTTTTTTAAAATCTTTTAATATAAGCTTCAAGGAATATGTTATGAAAAATCGCACAATTATTATGGCAAATACATTGAGAAAAATTGAAAAAGCTGATTTAGATACACTCCAAATGTATAAAAAAGTTTTAAAGGATTTGTATTTATTAAATACTAAAGAATTTGAAGTAATGCCAAAAGATAAAAAACAAGCTAAAGAAAACTATATGAATGGTATTCTTAACAAATATTCGAGAAATAAAGGATAGATGAGGTTAGATGTATAAAAAAACAAGTGAATATAAGAATTTTATAAAAAAATATTTTCCTTACTCAGGTGTTATAAATAATCCAAATGCAGAATTGTTATATTTTAGAATTTGTGAAAATAATATAATTACAGAAATTTATGAAAAATATATTACTAGTGAAAATCAAGAGCAGAACATTGCTTGCCATTTAGAATTCTTACAAAGGTATAGAATCCAATTTAATAATTTGTTGTTATATATACCAATAAGTGAGCCTAATGGAATAAATTTTTGTATGAGAGCTACTATAGAAAATTTATTAAAATTTCTCTATTCCATTTATACTGATGATGATTTGAAAAGTATAACAGTATGTAAGTTTAGAGATATTAAAGAACGTTTAAATAAATTAGAAACAGAACTTTTTATTAATAAAGATAAAATTAATAACCTTGTAAGTTATTATGGGAAATTTTCTAATTCAATTCATGACAAAAATTGTAACAATAAGACACAATTAGAATATATGGAGAGCATTATTCAATCTAATCAATTAGATTTATTAGGGCTAAATAATAATTTGTTAAATATTTTAAATGTTTATGAAACACTTATAAGCAATATATTTAGAATTAGTGAAAAAACACTTTCAGTTAGTGATATGATTAGATTAAGAAATACATTAACTACCAAGCGATTTGAAAAAGTAAAAAAGCATTTATATCAAGAAAAATAAATTAAATTGGTTATATTAAAATTACTTTTGGTAGTATACTACTAATTTGCTACCAATGACTAGAGCTATAATATAATCTATAATAATTTAATGTACTTAACTTTAATAATTAAGCATCCACCAACCCTTGAAAATAAAGAGCTTTATTGAGTTAATATAATTGGACATGCTTAGAAACAATTGATTTATGGTATAAACGCCTCATGTGGAGACTGTAGTGAGTTTAACCAAGGAAACTCAAGGGCTTCAGAGTTTAGAGTTGTAGAAAAAATAGGCATTTGCCACCCGTTTGCCGACGCAATTATAAAGCGTCGGCATTTTTGTTTAAAATACTCCCAAAAATATTGAGGCTATCTTCTTTCTTTTTTTGTTACATGGGGATAGGTATCTACAGTTGTAGAAAGTTTATGCCTAACTCATAATTGACTACACGGCTTAAAATACAGAAAGGGTACTCCTTTCCTATGCTTGCTATTCTTCTTTTCGGATACTTCCACGCTAAAAAGCGAGTTTGTCAAACTACCCGCAGAAAAAGAAAAAACGCCGCAATCTGTGGCGTTCCAAACGGCTGTATGTATGAGAAACCGGGGACATTATTCCCTCGGTGTGTCGTTGTTGGCTTTCCCTATTCCCTTTGCTTTTTTGTGGCTTTAATAGCTTAACCGAAATAAATCATATAATAACCTTGACACGCCGTTGTCAAGGTTATTATAGTACAATTGAATTATGGAGTTATGTTAATAGTTAAAAAAAGTTTATAGAAATTTATAAAATTCTACTATTTTTTAATAGACTTAAAAATTATCTAATACCATCACCTCAAAAAAGTTACTGAACATAATGATATAATAAATAGCAAAGTGAGGTGATAAAAGCATTAAATATACGGCTATATCCAACACAAGAGCAAATAATTTTAATGTATAGGCATATAGGCTGTATGAGATTCATTTATAATTGGGCGTTAGCCAAGCAAATAGATAGTTATAAACTTAATAATAAAAAACTATCAATTACAGAATTAGGTAAACAATTAACTGTTTTAAAGAACACCGCAGGTTATGAGTGGTTATATGAAGTATCTCATGCAACGCTTAAAGAGAGCATTAGAGATTTAGATAAAGCATATAATAATTTCTTTAATGGCAGTGGCTTTCCTAAATTTAAAAGCAAGAAAAAATCAGAACCTAGATTTTACAGCAGATATGACAAAGTTTATTTTAAGGATAACTTTGTTAATCTTGAAAAGATAGGTAAAGTTAAATGTAAGGTGGATTATGACATTGATTTAACTACTGTAACAAAGTTAAAAAACTAA